AGTAGAGAAGTTAAAAGGACTTGTAGAAGGTATTGATTTTGACGAAGACACATTCGCTCAAAAAGTTGGTATCATCATTGAGTCACACTTCGCTAAAGAACCAAGTGTTAACGAAGAAGTTGAACAAATCGTAGAAGATGCCGACCAAGAAGTCGAAGTCTCTAGTTCAATGGCACAATACGTTAACGCTCTACAAAAAACTATTAAGTAAGGAATTATAACCATGCAACAATCTTACGATCAATTAATCGAAAAATGGTCTCCAGTACTGAACGAAACTTCAGCTGGCGCAATCCAAGACAATCACCGTAAAGCGGTAACTGCTCAAATTCTTGAAAACCAAGAAAGAGCAATGGCAGAAGCCCGTAGTGCGGAACACGGTTTTATGACCGAAGCAGCACCTGGCGGTGCAAACACAGGTTCAATCGGAACTTGGGATCCAGTATTAATTTCCCTAGTACGCCGTGCAATGCCTAACCTAATCGCATACGATGTATGTGGTGTACAACCTATGAACGGCCCAACTGGTCTTATCTTTGCCATGAAGGCACGATATGACGGTGGTTCAACTACTAACCGTGAAGCACTATTCGCAGAAGCAGAGACTAACGTTTCTGGTGACAGCGCTGGTACTCACGATTCAGACAACCCATCGGGTTGGAACGGTGTTGACTCTGCTGGTGTTCGTTTAGACGCTCTTGCGGCAGGTGGAATGCCTACTGCTGATGCTGAAGCACTTGGTTCAACTGGTGGTTCTTCATTCAAGGAAATGGGTTTCACAATCGAGAAGCAATCTGTTGTTGCAAAATCTCGTGCGTTGAAAGCTGAATACTCTCTAGAACTTGCTCAAGACCTTAAAGCAATCCACGGTCTTGACGCTGAAACTGAGTTGGCGAACATCTTGTCAACTGAGATTCTTGCAGAGATCAACCGTGAAGTTATCCGTACTGTTAACTCTCAGGCACGTACTGGTGCGTTACAGGCGAATGTTACTAAGAACGGTATCTTCGATCTATCAACTGATGCTGATGGTCGTTGGTCTGCTGAGAAGTTCAAAGGTCTAACTGTACAGATCGATCGTGAAGCAAACGTAATTGCTAAAGAAACTCGCCGTGGTAAAGGTAACGTTGTAATCTGTTCTTCAGATGTTGCAACTGCTCTAGCTGCTTCAGGTTCTTTAGACTACAGTCCTGCTATCAACAACAACCTACAAGTAGATGACACTGGTAACACTTTTGCTGGTCTACTTAACGGTCGTATCAAAGTATACATCGATCCATATGCACAAACTGATTACATCACTGTTGGTTATAAGGGTGCAAACACTTATGACTCTGGTGTATTCTACTGCCCATATGTACCATTACAAATGGTTAAAGCAGTTGGTGAAGATACTTTCCAACCGAAAATCGGATTCAAGACTCGTTACGGCATGGCGTCAAACCCATACGTTGGATCTTCTCCGACTTCAGATGGTCTTGCTGCTGCGAAAAGCAACCAGTACTACCGTATCTTCCGTGTGGACAACATCCTCACATAAGATATACAAAAATAAGAGTGAGGTTAACTCACCACATTTTAGAGAGGCACTTCGGTGCCTCTTTTTTTATGTGTAATATATTGTACACTATAGTGTATAAATAAGAGTGTTCAAGAACTGAATAAAGTAGTAACAGGGGACGCCTTTAGAGGTAATCGTTCGGAGTCTGGTTATCCAGTAATCTAAAAACAGGAGATAGTTATGCGTTTTATTGCAATTGCATTCGCATTAGTTTTGTCTGCTTGTTCCACCGTTGATGCAACCATTGACGGTACTGGTGGTATTATTAAAGGTGTCGGTTCTGATGTCTTTGGTGTAACCGCTGGTATATTAGACGTAACATCTAATGTCATTAAAGATGTTGCAGATAAGACTGGAACTGCTGCAACAGCACCCGAAGGGGAATAAGTAAGGAGTATGCCGGCCAAGGATGGCACTTAAAGAAAACCCCTCCGAAGAGGGGTAGAGAGAGATTGGAGCGGAGCAGAGGACTTGAACCTCCATCTTTAGGTTGGACACCTAACGTAATCATTATACTAACTCCGCATAATATGGGTATATTATAACACAGAACCCATACTAATGTCAAGCATTTTCTAAACTTTTCTTTCCTAATTTTAGATTATCTTCTGCTGTTTGGATGACGCCATTTTCTATAGTTGTCTGGTGACCATCAGCGTGTGGTTCTATATGACCACCATGATAGGCATTCGTGTGTAGTTTCGACAACTCAACATCATGACCTTCAGGAGTCTTGAAATCACCTAACGCAGATAAAACCATTTTCTCGGTTGCATTGTAGGTACGTTTTGAGTCTAGTTTAGTTGTCAATGATTCTACATCAAAGGACTTCATGATCAGTTCATTTCGTTTCTGGTTGTTACCACACTGACGACCACCTACCATCTTAGAGAACTGTTTCATTTCTTGTGCGCCAGGCACTTCATAGTACTCTTCATCAAGGATGAGGTTGGAGATAACTTTGATGTAAGACTTTAAGAACTCTTCGTTGTTCTTGATCTTCATCTTCTTGTTACGTAACTCCATGTAAATAACAAACAGATCAAACACAGAGTTTCTGTTGGCGATTGCAAATGCATCTTCGGACATGACATCTTTCATGAAGGCATTAAATGTCTTACGGAAAGATGACATAGTACTTTCACCGTCCGAACCGTCACGGTATAGATCTTCAATGCGAATACCTTTCTTTATACCGTATGCATACACATATGCACATTCTGCAATCATCTCATCAACGTGTCTTCGATTGAGTGCCGTGTCACTGAACCACTTACCTTGTTTCGCAAAATAGTCTTCGTGTTTCTCTGTTAGTTCACGTACTGTATTCGCAACAGTCGTGATGTAAGAATTTAGTTTCTCCATCTTGGTTAGTGGTTTACCTTCGTTAACACAGATGAACAAATCTGAGAGTTCCTCACGTGTCGCATCGGTGTACACTGAGATGGACACCATTGCTTCATCGAAGGCATCTCTTATAACTTGGGGCAGGGTATCATAAGTATCACACTCAGAATCAACAATAACCTTCGCACCGTCTATATCGAACTCACCATGACGAATGGTCACGTTACCTTCCATGAAAGACGTGATAACATTGTTACGGTTGTTTGAATCGATATTCAAATACTTGACACCCTTGTCTTTCCAGTGTTGGAAGTACTTTATATCTTCCTTGACTCCATTCTCTGTTGCCGCTTCTAGACAGGCATCAACATCCGCAAAGATAAACTTAGAAGGTGCTTTACCACAGATCAATGATGTCATGTATGCACGTTTCTGACTCTCATCCCAACGAGAAAACTTGTTCGCTTGGAACGCAAGGTCTGCCTTTTGAAAGGGTGCAACAACTGAGTGGTACTTAGTGTGGGGTACGGAAAAATCTGAATAGTTCATCTTCCGAAAACGATTAACTCGCATAGCCATAATATAATCTCTCTCTATAATTTATACTTCATTATACTTCATTTCAAAACAAATGTCAAGCGTTTTATCGAATAATATCGATATCATCGGCATTTACGTTCCAAGTCTCTACTTGTCTACGCAAACGACCATCACCCTTGAGTTTGTCATAACGCTTGACGGCATTCTTTCTCCACCATGCGGTAACACCCTCAAGAGAGAATCTGTCAAAGTTTTCTTTCTTGATCAATGTATCGGTTTCTAGATTCAAATACGCAGGGACATTGTCATACCCATAGGTAGACACGAAAGAACGTTTACGTTCCGTCAGTCCCTTTGCATCCGAATAAGTTTGACAGAACTTCTTATAGGCATTCTCGTCATGTACCTTGAGAGAGGCTTTGATAATAGATGCCATCTTGGTCTGTGTTTTTAGTTTACGAGATGAGGCGTCCACAGGAACCAAGGGTTCACCACCATTCTTTTCAATGAACCATGCACTTAGTCTGCGGTAGGTGTCGTCATTGATTAGTGGTAAGAAGTTTGAGTCTGTCAAACCATTGAACCGCAGAAATGGTTTCATACCATCATACTGCGATGCAGACTTTGTTGACCCATATAACGAAGTAGTCTCGAACATGCAGAAGTTTGAATTGTACTTCTTGTTCAATGCCTCACGTGTGTGGTGGGAACAACAAATTGCGGCCAGTAACTTACCACCAAGATAGTTGTAACCAAACGGTTGAGTCGGTACAATGTTGAACCCCATGATTGCGGAGTCATTGAACCGTTTCATTACGTCTGGATTCATACTGTCTAGTGGTCGTCCTAACCATTCGTTCCGTGGTCTGCTATTAATAGTAGGAGAACCGAAACGAATCATACCAACAACACTGTTAGTATTCTTTTCCTTGATAACCCACTTCAGTCCCTTGCCTGGGATTGATGCTTCCACAGGTGCGGACGTGACAATCTCCATGTAGGACATGAACTGTTGTGAGGGCGATTCTTGTATTACAAATTCCATCTCGGACGGATGGATATCGAAGTTGCTGAACAGATCTTCTTCTGGCCCCATGCCAGGCAGAGAGTACGGAAAGGATTCCATACGTTCCATCTTGATCTGTCTCATGTATTCATCGATGCGTTCTATGTTTCCAAAAAACTCATCAAAAGCATTTGCTGCGTATAACGCATCTTTATGTTCTAAAATCATTTACTTTCCTCATCATCTGTTACACATTATACAGTATGTAGCAAAATTTGTCAAGTAATTTTTAAACGATCCTGAGAGAAGTGACCTCTATGTCTTCGAGATATATTTGTTCTGTCTATGTATTCCCATGCAACACTGTACCTAAACCGATCACTGGTATTACGGTAACAACTGTGGACTAATAATGGATGGAAAATTACGGCAAAGGGTTCGTCTAACTCTATATCAATCACGTTATCCCACAGACCTTCTTCGATCCAAGTAAATACGTTATGAGATGATTTCGTATGAGGGAAATTTTTATGATGAGAGTTAGGCAAAATTCTTAGACAACCATTCTCTTTGTCTGTTCCGTTGACAAACACATCACAACTTATCATATTATTTGGATTAGCGTCAATATAAAAGTTATCTTGATGCCATTCGACAGAGAAACCTTCTCTCGGAATCATAGGAAAAAACTTTGAGATGTACGTGTCTATATTATCTGACTGTAATATTTTTTTCGCATNATCCACAAGTTTTTTGTTACGACCTAACCTGTAGAACTTATCGGAAACCTTCATTGCGCCATCGAGTTTTATTGGATTTCCTTTTCTATGATAGACCCAACCATCTTTCTTATCACCATTTATAGCGTATTTCGAAAGACGATCGCACTCATCATTTAACTCCACAAGTTCTTCTTCCGTTAGGAAATCCGTAATTACTATATATCCATACTCTTTAAATTTATTGATATCTCGATTCATAGTGATATTTATCATGTATAAATAGAAGCATACAGGAGAATTATTAATATGGCAGAACTAACCACTAACAAAAACTACTTGCAACCGACAGGGTTTCGTGTTATAATAAGTAGGCAAAATTACCCAAATCTTGAGTATTTCGCACAAGGTGTAACGCATCCTGGCTCGACCGTTTCTCCGTTAGAACTGGGTACGCCAAGAGTCACATCAATCCCCTTGGCGGGCGACAAGATTACATATGGTAGTTTGTCACTAGATATTATACTAGATGAAAATATGACATCGTATAAAGAGATGCAAGATTGGTTAGAGAACACTCTTGCTCTCAATCAAACATCTAATGCTGATGCTAAGTTTAATCCCTACCAAGACATAACAGTAGGCATTCTATCTAGTCATAACAATGAGAATATACAGATTCGTTACAAAGACTGTATTCCTACGAACATAAGTTCGATCGCTTTAACTGCGAATACATCAACTGTACAATTTTTAACATTCAACGTGGAGTTTAGGTTTTCATCATTTGAGATAAAGTAATATGACTATGAAATTTATTGACTTGAAGAACCGTGAAGTTCTTAATATATTAGAAAGAGTTCGTTACCTATATCGTGAAAAGTATGACATGCATCAAATCACGAGACAGAATGGTCACGGAAGACGTGCAGAAGATTTTACTTCTTTAGAGTATTTGAAAAAAGTTGTTGCTATGGGTACTCAACACGATGGTTTTCCTAGACAATCTAAAGCGTTACCTCTGAAACCAGAAAATGCCAAGAATAAACCACTGTCTTATCAAGCTGACTTTGATGAATGGAACACAAGGTTAAGAACTGAACTCGGAGTAAAACATTGTGCCTTGTCTCAGTTGTATCCGCCTGGCGGTTTCATTGATTGGCACAACAACGCAAATGCAAGTTCATTCAATATTATTTTCACGTGGAACGAAACTGGTGATGGTCGATTCAAATGGTTAGATCCAGATGGAGAAACCGTTCACACAATGCAAGACAAGAAAGGATGGAGTGCTAAGTGCGGTTACTTTGCTAGGTATGGTGAAGAAGATAAACCCTTGGTATACCATTGCGCTTCAACCGAAAGTTGGAGGATAACTGTGTCCTATATACTAGGGTTCAATGAAGATTATTGGGAAGATATGATAGATCATTTAGAAAGTGAGTAGATTATGAAATTAGATTTAGAAGTAATACTGAGTGAGTGGAAGACAGACTGTCAAATCCCAACACATCAATTAGACGAAACGTCTCGTAACACACCGATGTTACATGCAAAATATTTGCAATACCTATCCACCGCCAAGTTATCACTTAAACGTGCAGAACACGTACAGAAGATTTTGTTGAAAGAAAAGTGGTTGTACTACAATGGCAAGATGGATGAGAACGCCCTTAAATCTAAAGGGTGGGAACCAGATCCGTTCGGGGGTCTAAAAATCCTCAAAGGCGAAATGGATCAT